GGAAGTCCCACCACCAATCTTGTGGACAATCTGCTCTGCCAAATTGGCTTTCGGTTTGCCGTGTTTTTCAGAGCATTCATCGTCATACCTGAGCGCATTCCATCCTTTGCCGTTGGTGTTAAAAGAAGTCCGGAATATGCCATTGCCGTCAGTCCTTTCCCCATTTGACTGTTTGCATTGTACTTTGTTGTCCACTTCGTTCCCTCCGATGCATTGGGTGTCGGGAGAAGCTGCATCTTTGCACATTTTGCCAATGTTGGTCGCTCTTTTGTATTTTTGCTCAATGATTTGTTTATGCGTCCTGACCCTTTGTCTATTGCTGTCGGTGTTGGCAGCAATAGAGGATCTAGAAATTCCGTTTTGCCCTCCTTGTTGCAAACTTTCAGCCCTTGTGTCTGTACGGTGGGCAACAATCCACACCCTGTCTCTTCTGTGTGGTGCTCCGACGGCACAAGCTGGAATAACAATCGGCTGGACAGAATATCCTGTATGTTCAAGGTCTTCACAGATGACGTCAATAGTGAATTGTTGCTCTGTTCTGTATATGTAATTCTCTTCGAATAAATCATCCGTGCGTCCCACTTTAACCGCATTACAGGGCTGTACCATTGAGAGGATTCCATTAACGTTTTCACCAACAACCCAAGTGGGCTGAATTTGCCGTATCGCTCGTAACATTTCGCCCCAGAGATAGCGGTTATCCTCCGCTCCCTTTCGCTTACCTGCAACACTGAATGGTTGACAAGGAAATCCTCCTGTGAGAACATCAATGCGTCCTCTCCATTTGGTGAAATCTGTTTTTGTAATGTCTTCATAAGAAATACTATTAGGAAACCAATACTCTAAAACTTTCCGTTGAAACTCTTGTATTTCACAATGAAACACATTAGTCCATCCCATCCACGAGGCAGCGAGTTCTGCTCCACCGATACCAGAAAAGAGGCTTGCGTGAGTATGTTTCATACGCTTTACTTCAATAATTCGGGGTTATCTGTTACGTTGCCAATAATTTCAATACCAATAATTGAACCGTCAAGTTTGTAGCCGTTTGTATCAAAATAGGGTTCATGGTCTACAGTTGCTTTGAACTCGTCAAATTCTTCGGACTGAATGCCACAATATGATATTGGCAAAGGACGACATGTTTCGTCATCCACGCAAAAACAATCATCAATATATTTTACTTCATGTTCTTTCTTTACCAGTTTGCTCCCATATCCTTGCAAGGCGAGGTTGCAGTCGGGATTAATACAATAGGTTTCTGTTCTGTAATAACTAATTATATCCCCCTCAAAGATTTTCTTTCCGTTTTTATCTTTCAGTCCAGTGTACTGACATAGACGCACGACCTCCACGCAATCACCTTTGGCGTTTAACACAAGATATTCTGCTGTATGTGTCTTGTATGCCCCAATGCCTACCATCCATATTCCGCCCTTTCCTATAGGCTGACCTCTAAACAATATTTCTCTTTTCATATTACTTTTCTTCTTTTAGTTCCTTAAACACTCCGCATCCCTTAATACCATGTAGCAGGTAGTGGAAAGATTCGCATACCATACTGTTATTACATACTTCATCCTCGTTTAAATCGCACTTGTCACAATCTACTTCCCTGCTTGTTTCAAGAAAGATGTACTGCTTATCGTTTATTGTTATTCCGTTCATAACTAATTATTTTATAAATTCAAAATTAGCTTGATGGTGAGTAAAGTCGCCATTGCCGAATATGGTTGCCGCATAATACTTACCATCTTCAAATATAAATTCCAAATAATTTTCATCTTGGAAATAAACATCTACATTTGGCGGCAACTCATTCTTAATAAAATCGTTTGCGGTTTCTGTATTATTTGCAAAATAATCTTCCGTTTCCCAATAATACGAACCATTTTGAATGTCTGATATTGATACCATACTGTTTTAATCTTCAATGTTAATCTTTACCATCCAAATAAACCACTGAAAACATAAGAATGAATACCACAAAAATCAAGATAAAAAACCATCTCGCAATCACATCTACGTGTGCTACCCATGCTATATCCCAATTTACAAAGGCAAATGCCATGTAAAGGACTATAAAGAAAATAACACACAATGGTAATAATACTTTAATCATTTTGCAATCCTCCAATTACCTTGTTTATACTTCGCATACGGACATGAAATCCATATTGGCTCGGACTTGATAAACCAACCACCCTGCAACAACTCCGCACGTGACATTGGTTCGCTCATTTCAAAGGATATATTCTTTCCACAACGAGCGCAATTACACTCCTTTATCACTACGTATCGGTGTTCTTTGTCAACGAGTGGGGCTGCGTACATTTCCTCAACATGTACGTGTCCGAATAGTCTGCAAATTAGTTTCTTAATCATAAATCCTCCTTTTCAAATTCTATTTTAAGGACTCTGCCTGTCATACATGAATTATAAGTTCTTTCCCAAATGAGTTATAAAACTACTAATCTCTTTGTTTAACAATTTCAGCTTATCAACAAAATCGGTAATGCTATCATCTTCTGTCTTGTGCAGGCGGATAGACCAGCTGCAATCTGAGATTTGTAAGAATGTATTACGCATTTTTTCTCCATGCCATGTAGTACAACCATCAAAACAAATTACATTACCCGTTGACGGTGAACTTTCCTTGTTTAACCAAGTCCTTTTATTGTATGTTTCTATACATTTCATAACCCTAATGCTTGTTTAATTCGTTTCTTATAATCTTCATTGGCTGCGTCCATTGCTTCCTCCAATGTATCGTACCATTGGATT